TTATTGAAAACTATTCATAAAAAAGTGTCGATATTTAACAAGTTCTTCGCAGGTTATAGAAAATACTCCAAGACCACCACGCTTAAATTCGATCCAATTAAAAGGTACATCAGGATACTGTTCTTGTAAACTCACCCAACTATTACCCACTTCACAAACTAACACACCTTGAGGGGTCAAATAGTCTACAGCATCAATTAAAATTCGTTTTACTAAATCTAATCCATCAACTCCAGCTTCCAACGCCAATTTTGGCTCATATAGAAATTCATCAGGCAGATCACTCATATCTTCATTATCAACATATGGTGGATTTGAAACAATCAAATCATATTGTTTTTTTTCTAAATCATTAAATAGATCAGATAATATTGGGGTAACTTGAAATGCCATTTCATGCAGGTCTATATTAGTTTGAGCAACGTCAAGAGCATCTAAAGAAATATCGGTAATATCAACTTGCGCATCGGGAAAAGCATAAGCACAGGCTATACCTATACAACCACTACCTGTACATAAATCCAAAATATTTTTTGGGTTAGATGACAATAACTGTTTGAAATGATTTTCAATTAATTCACCAATGGGTGAACGAGGAATTAATACACGTTCATCCACATAATAACTCTGTCCACAAAACCAAGCTTGATTAGTTAAATATGGTGTTGGAACACGGTCTTTAATACGTTTTTGGATAATATCAAACAATTGATGTTTTTCATCATTGGTCAGGTTAGCTAAATAAAATTCAGGGGGAATAAACAATGATAGTCCAAGTGTAGCTAAAATAAGTTGCTTAGCTTCATCAATAGGATTATCGGTACCATGCCCTAAATAAATATCTGATAGACTAAATTGCGAAGTTGTCCAGCGAATAAAATCCTGAACTGTTCGTAAGTTTTCCATAATAACTCCAAATGATCGAGGAGAGGCAGGTACTACGCATCATTTATAGCGACTTATCTAAAGAAGGTATTGCCAAAATAACACCCAACGTTAATCTTAACAACATTTTTAGAACCTAACGGCTCTGAGTCTTTGAAGATTCAATATAAATGGCGGTGAGGAAGTCCGCAATAAATATACATCGACCAATACCAATACGCTACTCACTCGATACCATAATTAAAATCATAATAACAGATTTAATAAACAAATATGTTAATTGGACTAGATATTATCAAAATAATTTAATTTTTCCAATTGATAATATAATTTAAAACCACCTCACATAACAATGATATCCAATAGTAAAAAACTGATAATGTAATGAGACCACATTACAGTTCGTTTAATATAGAATGAACTAATATGATTAATCCCTATCAAATAAACGAGCTACAAAAAAGTCGATAGTAAAATTTAAAAATATGACTCAAAAAAATGAGCCATTTTTGAAGGGATTATTTTGCTAAAAAATAATTCAGATTGCTAAAAGAGATTAGCTATCTGAATCAGCATTGCTCATATTATTGACTAAATAATCTAAACGTTAAAATTATTCAGGTTTAGCAGGAAATATAACTTTAATATCTGATGTATCAACACGAGTGAGTAAAATGCGATATTTTTTCCACTGTTTTAGCTGTTCCTCTTCATTAGATTCTTGCATATCTAAATCAATGATATCTTGAAGGACAGCTATTTTTTCATTGGCTTTAGTTATTAATGCATTTTTCATAGTTTGATTTTGCGAGATAATTTGCTCATCAGATAAAACAATAGGTTCTGATTCAACAATTTTTAATTCACCATCAATTATTTTTAATGACTTACCGTCTTTATTGGCTTTAATAGCCATTTCCGCATATTCTTCGTTTGTAAATGTCATATTAATACCCTCTTACCGTCCATCTAATTAGCGTTGCACCAGGATTCGCCTCTGTGTACGAACATAGTATGAATGAATTGCAATTTATATTACCACACGCAAATCTGACCCATCCCCAAGGTCCACCATTTGAATATAGATCAACACTAACTCCATAGTTTTTTGTTTTCATTGGTTTTAATAGATTGATCGCCATAAATTTAATCTTTTGAATTTCATCTGTACCCGATAAAATCACACTTGATTGCTCAATAAACCCATTTGAATACACATTATACCAACTATCACCATTTTGATATGATTCAATAATGTAAATCGGTTCAGTACCTGCTATTTTGGGTTTTAAATCAAAATTAACTTGATTACCCACCTTGTAAATAGGTGCATTATTTGCACCAGTTTTTACGGCTGGTAACGCTCCTACAGTATCAGCGTTGGTGTTGTTTGTTGTCATAAACTCACACCATTGATTCCAGATATTTAGCCTACCTGACCGTGTTTTTACGCGGTTGCTGAGCAAATCTAATGCAATTTGAGCTGATTCGGATTTACTGTCTCCAGATTGAATTATTTCAGCAAAATCAAATGGCTTATTTCCAATGGTTGAATTATCAACGAAACCAAAACCATTTAATTGGAACGAATCGACGTCAGATAATAGATTTCTATTACCGATACCATGTTTTTTCAAATCTACAGTTGAAGCCCAGTTTTTGGCATCTAATGCAGATTGTTTAGCTTCTGTTGCTGATGTTTGCGCGCCTGTTTCTGCGGTTTTGGCTGATGTTGCGCTATTACCTGCATTTTTTGCTGATTGACTGGCTGAATCAGCAAATTTAGCGGCATTATCAGCACTGGTCTTAGCACTACTTTCACTGTTTTTTGCTGATTGACTGGCATTATTTGATAATTCAGCGTTTTTGATTGTAATTTCTGAAAAATTTTTACCTTTTTCGACTAGTTTTATTAATTCATCTTGAATTGAATATTGCGATTTTATTGTCACAATGCGACCGTCTGGTGCCGTTAATGTAACCTCGCCTTGACCTGTTAATACTGTTTGCCAACCCTCCATTTGTTGTTGATAGTAATTTAGCATCTCGGATATTAGCAATGCTAAATGTTCAACTGAAACATTAGGAGCAGTCGGGATCTCATAATTAACACCAGTTTTAGTCACTCCCGCGTATTTATTGGCTAATGTTAATTGTGTGTCAGATTGAACTGATGCTATTTCACAAATTTCTATTGTATCTTTTGTTTTTAGTATCAGCATTTGACCTGCACAAATCCCAATTAAAGGATTTGTCCATTTTGTACCAACGCCTGTTACTGTTTTACTGCCATTTGTTAGATTTACTGAACCTGTTGTATACCAAGACATATGTTTCCTCGAATTTAAGCGTAAAAAAACCATTACATAAGCGGTTTTTAAAATATCTATTAATTTTTAATCAGTAATAAAAATAATGTTTCGTGAGATGTAAAAACACCTCTAACTAGACTTGTTCCTATTACTATGTTCTCTTCTTTTTCCGTTGTTTAATGTTGAATGTAGGTAACGATAGATATTCTTTTATAGTTAATTTAGTGTTGACGATGAGTTATATAAAAAGTTAATTTTGTACGTTATGCCACAATTAATTCACAATCCGTACCAACCAGATAAACAAAATAGATACTGATTTTTGAATGTTATAAAAAAAGAGGATGTTAAATGGTGGGGGGTGGGGAATCGAACTCACAACAAATTAATCAAAAGTGACAAATATTTAGAGTTGAAAATAATTTGACTTATTAAAAAACAATGAAATGACAGGCTATCTATTCCTAATTAATGTGTATCTATTCATTACTTTTAGTTCATTTGGCATAACTTTCAGTACAAATCTATCTCACGACAATATCAACCATCAAATATTAGTTTATGATCAACAGAACTTACTAATTTTTTACAACATGATCACAATAAACTACACAATACCAATTTATATCAGAATGACGCCCGAAAATTAAGAGGTCTAATTACCGTACCATTACTACATTATCAATAGCGATGGCGATCATAATTATGTATTCTATCAAATTCAGAAAAAACTATATGATGTAGCAGATTTTGTGATGTTAGGTAATGCGGTAGAGTATGTGAAATTGAAAATTGATAGTATGAATTGATTATTCGCCGGTTGCGGTTGGTTCTACTGTTGTGTTTGGCATCGTCATTTTTGATGCTGCGAGAAACATCTCATCCCCCTGCTCGTCCGTTAAATTAAATAGCCGTTGCGCGGTCATAACAGGGAACGATGTACGGCTAAACTCTGATGCGGTCTCCCATGCTGTTTTTAAAATTATATTTTCATCTGATTTATCATCCAAATTATTAACATAATCATTAATCCAGTCATACATAGTTCTACCTGCATACATTGTAACCCTCAAAAATGCTAACATCTGAAATCTACTAATTTCCGTAGGAACCTTATTTTCGATTGCCGCGCGTTGTTCATCCTCTTATTGTTTTCGTCTCTTGTTCGGATATTTCAATTAATCCATTCCCTATAAAATCATATTGAGAGTCATCACCATCATATGAGAAAATTTGATTTTTATCTGTTTTATAATATTTCATTTGTACTCCTATTATATTGAATTACTCAGGTTTAGAGGGAAATACAACATTAATATCTGAGGTATCAGCACGAGTAACTAAAATTCGATATTTTTTCCATTGTTTTAATTGTTCCTCTTCATTAGATTCTTGCATATCTAAATCAATGATATCTTGTAAAATAGCTATTTTTTCGTTAGCTTCGTTTAATAGTGAATTTTTCATTACTTGATTTTGTGAGATAATTTGCTCATCAGATAAAGCAATAGGCTCTGATTCAACAATTTTTAATTCACCATCAATTATTTTTAATGACTTACCGTCTTTATTGGCTTTAATAGCCATTTCCGCATATTCTTCATTTGTATATGTCATATTAATACCCTCTTGCCGTCCAACGAACCCAACATTCACCAGCAATACTAGAATACGATGCGAGCCAAAACGCGGTGGTATATGATTCTGCCTGTGCGTACTCTGTTTGCGCCCATGGACCGCTATTAAATTTATCGATGCTAACTCCATAATTTTTCGTTTTCATTGGTTTTAATAAATTAATAAATGTTCCGCAAACAGAATTTACAGCGGTTGTCTTTATATTAATCGTTCCTGATTGCTCAATAAAACCATTTGAATACACTTTATACCAGCTATCGCCATTCTGATAGGATTCGACAATATAAGTCCTGTTGCCAATTTCGTTTAATTTGTTTTGTATCGCTGAAACATCAGTAATGACTGATTGTCCATTTACTGTTGGTGTTTGTGAGAAATCAACTTGATTACCTATCTTGTAAATAGGTGCATTATTATCACTTGTTTTTACGGCTGGTAACGCGCCAACAATATCGGCAGAGGCGTTCGCAGTTGTAATTGCCTCATACCATGCCTGTTTACCATCATTTTTGGTATCAGTACGATAATAAATTTTTGGGGTTCTTCCATTAATAACCGATAACTGCTCAACCTTCCAATGCGGGCTATCGCTTGGTAATACGAGTAGGGATGAAGCGCAGCCTTCACCTGTAAATGGTAAATTAGGAATTTTAGCGGTATTCGTCCCATAAAAACCACTATTTAGATGTTCATCCAGATTTTGAGCGGTAGTACCAGTTGGCGCACCGATGCCGTAATCACCTGTTTTCAATATTGATTTACCACCAATGGTCACATCACTGGTATTTTCAAAACGCCAAGCGTTACTACTGGACTCGTTACGAAATCGTGATGTCCATTTTCCGTCACTATTTTTATTAAAAATAGAAAATGAACCGTCTAAATGGATTCGCAACATCCACTCCTCATTTTTATTATTTTTCAGTGATACTGCTGACGAATCACTATTACTGATAGTGAGATTGCCTGACATCGTATCACCTGATTTTTTAACAAGTTCGGAAAAGTCTACTGTTGAAACCCAGTTTTTGGCATCTAATGCAGATTGTTTAGCTTCTGTTGCTGATGTTTGTGCGCCTGTTTCTGCGGTTTTGGCTGAGGTTGCGCTATTACCTGCATTTTTAGCCGATTGACTGGCTGAATCAGCAAATTTAGCGGCATTATCAGCGCTGGTCTTAGCACTGCTTTCGCTATCTTTTGCTGATTGACTGGCATTATTTGATAATTCAGCGTTTTGAATTGCAATTTCTGAAAAATTTTTACCTTTTTCGACTAGTTTTATTAATTCATTTTGAATTGAATATTGCGATTTTATTGTCACAATGCGACCGTCTGGTGCCGTTAATGTAACCTCACCTTGACCGGTTAATACTGTTTGCCAACCCTCCATTTGTTGTTGATAGTAATTTAGCATCTCGGATATTCGCAATGCTAAATGTTCAACTGAAACATTAGGAGCAGTCGGGATCTCATAATTAACGCCGGTTTTAGTCACTCCCTCGTATTTATTGGCTAATGTTAATTGTGTGTCAGATTGAACCGATGCTATTTCACAAATTTCTATTGTATCTGTTGTTTTTAGTATCAGCATTTGACCTGCACAAATCCCAATTAAAGGATTTGTCCATTTTGTGCCAACGCCTGTTACTGTTTTACTGCCATTTGTTAGATTTACTAAACCTGTTGTATACCAAGACATAAAATTTCCTTGAATTTTAATATGAAAAAACTTAAATAGTTATGATTAATCAATAAAACCCTCTGAATTATTCATTAATAATAATAAATTATTAATATTGAAATTAAGATAAATTGACCCTGAGATTCCTTGATTATCAATGAGCGATATATCAATTCTAGAACCGTTTTCAAAAGGAGGGATTGGAACACACAAGTTTTTCATGGAATTATTTTGGTTTATATCAAATGGATATTGATTGTTAAATAAAAAACACACACCTTTACGATCACCAAATTCAAACCTCTTAATTACATCCTTAAATTTAAGGTAGAAAGCAATATCAATATCATCAACAAAACAAAGAGTTTGCCAGTTCCCGTTGCCTTTGACACTCATCAAATATTGGTTATTATTTTCACTGTCCAATGTAACTATTTTTTTTAGCATTTTTGCTGACAAAATATTACCGTGGATCTGATTGACATTTAAAGTACCACGTATAGAGCAATTTTCATTAATTATAACATTATTAAGTTCACCTGATGTGGCTTTCAATTTTCCTGAAATATCGGCATTAACAGCTTTTAATTTTCCTTCGTTTTTTGACAATTGCCAACCTGAAACGCCTTCTTTAAAATTATCTGATTGAATAACATTACCAATTTTTGCGTTAGTGATAGATCCATTTCCAATAGCTGTATCTTTAATAATAACTTGATCACCATTAGTTGTGAAAATAACATTGGGGGTTCCACCTGCTCTATTCATAATTGAGAATCTATCTTGGAGAAAAATCACATTAGATTGAGTACCGGCAGATGTTTGTTCAACACCCATTGTCATGCCCGCAACATACTGTTGCCCTTTATTATCAACCTCAACTTTCATGGTTCGTTGCGCGGAGACTTTCCCATCCAAATTATTTACAGTCTTACTAACATCTGAAATTGATGTTGAGACATCTCCTACCTGTGTTGTAATGTTCTGAATTGATTGAGCCATAGCAGAGTTTTGCTCAGATGTAGTCTGCTTGAGTTCTGCTAAGTTACTATTTACATCACCAACTTTACTGGTAAGAGATTGAATGGATTTAGTAGTTGCAACGTTTTGCTCGGCGGTGGTTTGTTTTAATTCAGTTAAATTACTACTTACTGTGCCATATTTAGAATTAAGCTCTTTTAATGCAATAGCTGTCGCTTCTTTTTCAGTTAATAAAACCGAGTTGGTCTCTTTAATTTCTGCTGATAAGTTGCCATTTTCAAGTCTACGTTGCCTTGTTTCGGTATCAATTGCTAACGCATTTTCAATAATTGATTTTGCGTTTTCAATTGAACTAATAGTCGTTTTATCTACGGAATCAATGAGGGAATGCCAAGCATCAGTCTCTTTTATTTCCTCAAAAATATGATCGGTTAAATCATTGGTATTAGTACTAGAAATACCTCTTACCCATTCAGTCCAATCACTAACATTACCGATTTTATCGACTAACCGCGCTCGATAGAAAAACGTTTGACCTACCACTAGCCCTGTTTGTGAATAGTTACAACTTGGATAGGTGACATTAGTTAAGGACAACACATTTTCTTCATTTTCATGAGAAGAGTATTGGATTTCTGTATGACTGGTATCTCCACTGCCAATAGGAAATAACCAATTTAAATCAATGCCAAATACAACATTGTCTGTAGCATTGAAATTTACAGGTTTATCTGGTTTTCCTAATTTACCCTTGATATTTGTTGATTGAGAGTATCCCCAAGACGATGAAGTATCAACAGTATTAATCGCACGTACACGAACATCATAATTACCTGAATAAATACCATCAATGGTGAAACTTGTACCATTTGTGTGACCTATGTTGATCCAAGATGAGTTATCTTTTCTCCATTGCGCGACGTAATTTGTAGCTCCCTCAACAGCATCCCAAGTTACATTTAATGAAGCAACCGATAACCCTTGCGATATATAACTATTTTCTGAAATTATGATATTTTTAGGTGTAGTGACTGAACTTTGTGGTATTACTGTAATCGGTTTTGGCTCTATTCTTATCCCTTCATCAATGTATTTGAATTTATCGGGATCATGTTGAATAGCTGTTATTGTGAATTGCCCATTACCATTTGCTGATATTGATGTCACTCTAAAATATTGAATCGCAATATTATCACTATCTATGCACCAAACTGCACCTACAGCAGGTTCAACTTTGTAATTGGCTGAAACCGTAATTGTTTTTTTATCTGCACTAATGGATTTTATTGTTCTACTCTGTGCTGTTCCGTCAGGTAAATTGATAACCAGACGATCACCTGCATCATAATCCACTTCCCGATCTAATGTTATTTTTCGTCCTGCAACCTCATGAATACGTCCGCCGTTCTCCTTGCCTGAACGAGAGGGATCAGCAATACCAATAATTCTAGCCGGTAAAGGAATATAACCATCTAAACCAACCGAAAATGTAACAATGCCATCTTTTGCATTCGAAAGTAAAGCCCAACGCCCGCGCCTGTGTGCTTCTGCCTGAGAAGTACAACCAATCGCTGTTAATTTCATGACATTCACATCATATCGACGCATTAAATCATGATCCCAAACAGGCTCTACATCATCATTATAGTGATTATTAGGATCAGAATAGGATACTAAACAAGAGGTATAACGATTTTTATAAGAACCGCCAGAATAAGCAAAATCGCCAATTACATTTGATGGATGATAAATAAAATCAGGTTCATCTTGTGGCATATCTGCCGTTAAACATATTTGATCGTTACCCCAAAAAATAATGCCACGGAATGAAGCAACCAAATCTTTAAGTACTGTATAAGCGTCTTCTTGACTTTGTATATATTCATTACATGTAAATCTTGGCTCTTTACCTCCTTGACCATCTGATACCATTTGATCACAATATTGGCCTAATTGGTAAATTGACCATTTGTCCAACATGGCAGAACCAATTCTTAGTCCCATTCCTGCTATTTCATCTCGCATTAAATAATGAGCTATCCAGGCTGGATTATTCGTATAAGCCATTTTAAAACCACCTGTCCAAACACCTAAATAGGTACGGTTTATAGGATCGTAATTATCAGGAACAGGAATAGCTTTACCTTTTAACAAACAGCTTATTTTAGGTACAGAACCATTAAATTGACTTGCATCTAATTCGATATAAAGTAATGCGGTATTTGGATATCGCATTTTGCTATCTATCACTTCAGCATAGGAAGATACACCAAAGGCATTAATTAATTTACTCGATTTTGAATCAGGTGTTAATCGTCTGACGCGTATAGTCCAACCGTCTATCGCATTAGGTAAATTAATTCGGTGATCTCGTTGATACTCAGAGGTGGTTTTACCGTCAAATTTACCATTTACAACGGTTTCAAAAGCACTTCCATCTGTTGATAAATCAATAGAATATTGAGTTACAGTACCAACTGTATCGCCGTTATCTTTATATTGAACATGAGTTGGTAAGCTCAATTTAATTCTGATAGCATCAAGATCTAAATTAGAAAATGAACGTACCCATGGTTTGTCTTTTTTCACCACAAAATTAGCTCTTAATTCATTGCTAATTTCTGGTATACCTTGAATATAATCCTGAGGTTGGGAACCATTGCGAAATTCCCATTTGACACCTGTAAAATTATAAGAACCATCTTGATTAATTAACGGAGTGTTATCAATAAAAATATTTTGACCGGTTAAATCGCCTTGCACTTCTCCTTCACTTAATGCCAAAAGTACTTTGAGTTTAGCTGTTGAAAGCAAATTATCAGGTTGCTCATACGGATTGTGTTGCTTTTTTTTACCGCCTTTTTGACCTTCTATTAATTGCATAATTCACCTATTGTTGATCTTCTGAATAAATACCGGCATTAATCACGGCACCACCTATTTCACGCTCACCCAATAAAATTGGTACAGGATAACCAATCGCATTGGTATTAATCGGACCACCAAACCCATAGTTAGGTTTATTTTCTGTGCTTGATGACGTACCTACATTAAATTTAGGTTGAGGTGTAAGTAACTGAACTACGCCGCCAAGCATCATACTGATACCAATACCGGTTAAAATGGATGTTGCAGACATTGTGCCAGCAGTCATTGCTACACCCCATGCAGTTAGTGACATACCTGCTGTGAAAAATGCTGCCACCAAAGCAACGGCTCCTATGATGATTTGTAACATTCCATTTCTTTTAGAACCTTGCGTTACAGGCATGATCATATAATTTTCACCATTAGCATTAATATCGAATTCATCTATTCCGATATTTTTACCGTCAACAAAAAAAGCAAACTTGATACCCTTCATATGTGCCGAACACATGTATTTTTCAAAACCCTTTATCGTTGCGCATAACGCTCTTATAAGCTCTTTAATATTTTGCACATCATATTGATGATTTTTACCGAACTGTTTAGCCATGGCACCTTTAAACGTTAAATTACTTAGCATCAAATAACTCCTTATGTCTTACTATACGAACAGTTCTATCTCGAAAATATTTACCATAAGGTGTTCGTGAAGATAATTGACCATATAAATGGTGTAAAATGAGATTATCACCAACATAAATACCTGCATGATTGGTCACCGGTGCGCTAATACGCATCATAATTATATCCCCTACTTTCATTTCATCGAGGTTGACTTCAATAAATCCTTCAGAACGCCAATTATCATCATAAAGATCTTCCTTACCACTTTCCCACCATTCACTCGAGACAGAATAGTTTTTTAAACTAATGCCATGTTCTCGCTGGTAATAGTCCATGATTAAAGACCAACAATCAGCATGACCTAACAACCACTGGCGCCCGGTATAATCTCGATTTATTCGTGGTGAGATTGTACAAAAATCACCATCAGGATATGACATGATCCCCCATTCAATACCTGAGTAGTCACATTGAATACGATCAAACTCAGAGGGTATTAGTTTTGGTACATCCGGGTGAGAATGTATAATCATGATAATTTCACCCTGCTTTTCGGCTTCTAATTGTTCATCAGAAGAGATTAAGAAGTGTTCTGTCGGATTCTCTGATATGTTTTTACATGGTATATATTTTTGGGTTTTACCAGTATCAACAATCAAACCGCACGCCTCATTAGGATATTGGCTTTCAACATGTTTTTTAATTGAATCTAATAACTTTTGTCGCATATTATTTGCCTTGTAGATTAGCAGCAGGGAAACCACCATAAGGAAGAGGATTTTTGCCATATCTGGCTTTGCAATCTTTTAGCAGTCCCCCGCATTCGTCTTTAGCTGGGTCATCAGTTGGTAAACCTTCTTTGGTAAAATATTTATTACCGGCATAATCACAACCAGTACCACTTCGATACCAACCACGCATACACCATGTACAAACAGTGGTTATTTGCCTGGTCGGTAACTGTAGATTTTGAATATCAAAAGGTGAACATAATTCAAATTCAACCATCGTTTTATTTTCTAATGATTTATTATTGATAAAAAATAACTGAACTCGTTCTTGAGTCGGATCCGCTTGAGGATTACCATTTATCCAATTAGAAGAATCAAGGTATTTCGCCATTGTTGTATGAATTTTAACTTTAGCTTGAACTAAATCATCATAATCGAGGCAAAGTTTGGTGACTCTGTTATCTATATTTCCAACCGATAATTTTGGTGTAGGCTGAGCGCCTGTACTACTAAGTTCTATATCTTTGATTTCATAAGGATACGGTAGATATTCTTTACCCTGCCATTTAATAGACGGTAAATTTTCAGCAATGAATGAGTTCCAACCTTCCGGAGAAATATTAAGGGCATGAAATCTGAGTATCTCGTCAAGTCCAAACTTGGTTCCATCAACTTCTATAAGTTGTATTAATTGATTACCTTCAAGCGATTGTAAATCTTGTGTAATTGACATTTTTCTATCTCCACAAACAAAAAAACCACCTTAAGGTGGTTATTAAACGAATATTGTTATAATTAAGGTGAATAAGCTTGGATAAAAGTGAAGTTTAACTTTACCAGTTTATTTGTGATAAATTCAGACTTAATCGATTGGTTTTGAACTCTGTATAATTTATCTTCCCCCCAAGGATTTACCCATTTGAAAGATTTAATAATATGGTTATTCAAAAATTGTCTTAACTTAGCTACTTCATCAGAATTTCCCGTAAAAGATAACTCCCATGTTTCACTAGAATTATTGATTCCAGATGACCAAATCTGGGAATAACCATCATTAAATTTAGATTCGTTGGTACTCACTTGTTCACTTCCAGATGGAGAACTTTGTATTTTCCATTTAAATCTATCGACTGTCATATTCTCCCCTATTAATATAATTGTTTAAATTTTGATAGGTATATATAGTGTTTAATAACACTTAGGTTAGGTGTTTAATAAGAAATTCTTTTCTTTGATAAAAGAACTCATTGAAAAAAGTGCTTTATGATAGAAAATTAGAGGCTGTTATTATTTGTATTACTTTTCAAACCTTAAATAAAAAACATTCACTGAAAATCAATAAAAGATTTCATTATCTCATTGTTTTCATAACGTTATATAATTCTCCTCCTGGAGAAACGGATTTTTTAAATGTTTCATTTAGCTGTTTTTGAATAATAGCGCCAATCTGATTTTGAGCCGATTGGGCATTTACATTATCTGAATCAACCGAAGATTGGTTTTCTGATAGCATATTTACAGCAACATTAGCGTTAACATTTAAGTCATTAAATGACCGATTTGCCTGCCGATTAATTGCAACAGGAGTTGTATTTCCTACATCAACATAACCATCTTTATCAAAGGTATTTTCCTTGTCATTCATAAGAGCATAGAGATAATTAGTCCCTAAACGTTTTGTCGCCTCTTTAGTAAAGACAAATTCACCTTTATGTACAATTCCAGCAGGTTTATATTTATTGCCATAACCTGTAAAACCTCCTGGCTTATCGTTATATCCGACACCACCTCCAAGAGCATAACCTTGAATATAACCACCATCATAAGCACCTATATTCATCCACTTGAATACTGACCGAAAAGCCTGAAATATCACTAATTTCTGTATAATTTCAATAATATTGGCAATAATTGATTTGGTAAAATCCTTAAAATTTAACTTACCGGTATTAATAAATGTCAAAAGCATTCCTGTTAGTTGATTCATTGTATTGTTTGCGAAATCCTTTACCATGCCGGAGACATCTTGAGCTTTATTAAGAAATTCTTCTATACCTATTTTCAACCAATCCAACCAGTTGCCCTGATTCTTTTCTTCCTGCTCCCAACTTTGTTGTAATAGTTGTTTAGCTTCGGTATATCTTTTTGTAATATCAGTAAGTACTAATGGATCATGAACACCTTCTTTTTCTTTTTCTTCTTTTTGTTCAAGTGCTACTAATTGTGCTTTTCTATTTTCATTATTCAATGCTGCTTGGTTAACAGAATTATCAGTGTTGAATCTATCTATATACACTTGAAGAGTTTGGAGAGATTTTCCAACTATTGTTTTTGGATCATTGGTATCAGATTGAGATTGACTTGTCTTATTGACATTAGTGTCTGACCCCCAATTTTTTATCCAGTTAAATATCGAACTTAAGGCTTTAAACACTAATAATTTCTTTATGATTTCAAGGATATTTGTAATAATTGATTTGGCAAAATCCTTAAAATTTAACTTACCTGTATTAATAAACTTTAATAGCATACTGGTTAGATTTTTCATTGTATTATTTGCAAAATCTTTTACCATACCTGAGAGATCTTGAGCTTTTTTAAGATATTCTTCTATACCTGCTTTCAGCCAATCTAATAAATTGCCTTGTTTCTTATCTTCATGTTCCCAACTTTCCATTAATTTTTGTTTGGCAACTGTGTACTCTTTTGTAATATCAGCAAGTACCAATAGATCATTAACACCCTCTTTTGCTTTTTTTTCTTCTTGCTCAAGTTTTGTTAATTGTGCTTTTCTTTTAGCATTTTTGGATGCTGCTTGGTTAACAGAATTATCAACTTTAAATTTATCAATGTATACTTGAAGGTTTTTGAGTGTATTATCTACTAATACTTTTGAATTATTACTACTCAATTGATTTCGTTGAGATCTATTTAAAATTGCATAAACATTGGTAATTTTTATTAAGTTCTCTGTAATAGATTTTATTAACCTCGTTATATCAGTCATGCTTTTATTGTAACTATTAAAATTAGAGGATAATGTGTTATTTGTTGCCAT